GGCCCCTTGCGGGGCCCCTGGTGGGAATTGCTACCCCACCGGCCATGGCGCACCAGGTTTGTTATAACCCGTTCCCCTCGCGAGGGGTGACGGTGCCTGGTAAAAGTGAGTTTTCACACTCACGCGTCATGGTTACTTCATTGTAGCGGGATCAGGAGACGCCTGATTCATGGCGTCAACTGATAGGAGGAACTGAGATGGGCAAGTTCAGGGAGCTGACCCAGCGTTACACGTCAGAATATGGCGGTAACAATGGAACGGCCACCCCGTCCAGATTGTATACGACGGAGTCGCAGACAATCACCTCAGTTTCGCATGCACCGGACTATCGCCGTCTAGGTGATAGTTCGAGCGACATCGGGGGCCCTTTCTTCAGCGCAAAGCTGAAGTGGGGCGGCCTACCGGCCCCAGTCTCCTTACAAGGAGACCTCACCCCGAGTGACTTTGGTTGGAAAACCAAAGGTGTCCTCGTGCCCGGCGGTCTCGAACCTGAGATGCGTGCCGGTGCATATGGCACAGCGGCGGCAGTAATTGCCACAGGTCCTCCAGCTGAGAGCGAAAGCTCAATGCTGGCCAAGGGCGCAACCGCAATATCACGTGTCGCGCCGACCAATCCCGTCTGGGATGGTGCGTCCGCGTTGGCTGAGCTGTACGGCGCGAAGGAGCTTCTTCGTCCTCCGCTTACGAACAGCAAGACTGGAAAGTTCATTTCCGAAAGGAAAGACCTCCAGCATGTCAACACGGCAGGGGAGTTCCTGAACATTCAGTTCGGGTACATCCCAACCGCCTCAGATATCCTGGCGTTCCGCAATACTGCGGAACACAGCGAGAAGATTCTCTCACAACTCGAGAGGGATTCTGGGAGGCTCATTCGTCGACAGTACGAGTTCCCTGAACAGGAACTCCCCGCAAGGGGGCCGTATATGAACTCCGATTTCCCGGTTATGCTGGGAGGAGCCATACCAACGGCGTACGAAGTCGGCCGTGGGTCGTGGAGCCTGCAGTACCGACGTGTCCAATCCCAGAGATTTTCTGGGGCCTTCACGTACCATCTTCCCCCAAAGGGGACGTGGCGGCGAAAGATTGCTGACCTCGATCACCTTTATGGTGTGAGGCCTGGCGTGGACACGGCTTGGAATGCAGTCCCGAATAGCTGGCTCGCTGACTACTACGGCAACATGGGGGACGTTCTAAAGAACGTTTCCTCATTTGCTCAGGATGGTCTTGTCCTCAAATACGGATATCTTACTTCCGTGACCGAGGACATTGGGACCTGGACCTGGAGCTATCCTATTCGCCGACTTGGCGATAGGAATGCTTGGAGTACGTACAGCGGATCTTTTCAGCATTCGTCAAAGATTCTGACGAGAATGCCAGCTAACCCGTTCGGCTTTGGCCCCACGGGCGTTCCCTTAACGGGACGCCAGAAGGCCATTGTAGCAGCACTCGGCCTTAGCCGGGTGTAATCCAGTTCCTCGCGCAATCCTGCGTGGGGGATCACCTCCACATCGTCGTGAGACGAAGTAAGGAGCTTCCGCATATGTTTGCAGAGCCCCAGTCCGTGACCGTCAACGCGGTAGCTAAGTCGCTCCCGCGTGTTTCCTTCGGAGATCGAAAGGGTACCTTCGCCACCTCAATTGGTGACATTGGTCTCACGATTTCGCACGACTTGAAGTCGCGCAACCGACGGAACGTTCGTCTGGACTTCGCCAAGACCGCAGCTGACCCGCTTCTTGATGGGGTCAGTCGGCAGTACACCATGTCGGCCTACGTCGTCGTCGACCACCCTAAGGTGGGCTTCGATAACACTGAGGTTAAGAACAACCTCAAGGCTCTCGTGGATTACCTGGCCGTCGCTGGCAATCTGGATAAGATTGTTGGCGGCGAGTCCTAGGACAGGAGAGCGGGGGAATATGAAGCCCCTGCTCTTGCTCTATCTCCGGTTTGCGCTACTGTGGGCGGAAGTAATTCTTAGCCCACAGGATGCGTATCGGAGGCAGGCTCTGCACAAATCGTGCGGATCCACTACCCTTAGAAGGGAGTAGGATGAAGAACCGTTTCGAGCTCTGGCAAGTGGCCCTTGATGAACTTGGGGCCAGATGCGCAGTTGAGACCACCGGTGACATTAATACCGTCATCGGTCGGATGAAGCACGAAGGCGACGCCTTCTTCGACATCACCCTGCCAAAGTTTGGCAAGGATTTTGAGCGTGCGCTTGCGCACCTCGGAGTTGTCGATGGGCTGTTCGTTGGGTGGAAGCGCAAGTGGATTAAGGGGGACGATTTCTTTTCGTCCGTGTCCCTGTCCATGAAGCGCCAACACATCATCGAATCTGTCGCTCTCGAGGGTATCTCATCCGACGATCCAGAATTCATGGATCGCGTCGAGACGCTAGTCCTCCACGATATGTGGAGAGACGCTGACGGAGATGTTCTTTCCGACAGTCTTGAGACCCGCCCGCTGCCTGAGTTTCTAGGTGGCTTCTTGCGGGTAGTGTTTGATTCGCAGACAGGTCTGCTACTCCATCATGACCGACCCGAAACTGGGTCGGCCAATGAGCAAGCCCAGCGGATGGTTTTTGACCGTCAGGTCGATGCCATCCATGCTGTTCGTCAGCTTACGCTGATGTTTGGCAAAGTCGAGCAGAAGTGCTCGCCAGCGCGTAACTCAGCTGCTGTTGCTCAGTACGTGGAGACAGATCGCCAGGTTGGTGAAACACTGGAACGGCTTACTAGCCGTCCCGACTTCTTCAACAGGGATATTCTCCCTCTAAAGAAGGTGTTTCTGGCCGTGTTTGGTGACGTGATGACACGTCTGGACAAGATCATCTATGATGGCAACCTTGTCCCAGCCCACGGCCCCGGCAAAACCGCAGATCGCCTTGATGGCAACCAGAAGTTCTGTCAGTTCGAATGGACAGATCGGCTGGAAGGCCTGTTCCCTTATGGGGATTATGCCTTGCCGAATTGGCGTCATGCCTACGCTCTGGACCGAGTTACTTGGCGGTCGCCCGAGGAGGAGAGGCCTGTTAAGGTCACTCTCGTTCCTAAGACAGCAAGCACCCCCCGGATCATCGCGCTTGAGCCGACCTGCATGCAGTATATGCAGCAGGCTCTCATGCGGCCCCTGGTGGATCTTCTTGAATCTTGTGAGAAATCACGCCCCTTCGTGGGGTTCAGTGCTCAGTGGCCTAACCAGGTCCTGGCACAAATGGGTTCGGAAGATGGATCTCTTGCAACACTCGATCTGAGTGAGGCATCGGACCGTGTGCCCAACTGGCTCGTGGAAGAGCTCCTGGAGAATTGGCCTCATGTGAATGAGGCTTTCCAGGTTGTTCGCTCCCTGCGTGCCGACGTACCTGAAGTAGGGGTGATCCCTCTGCAAAAGTACGCGTCTATGGGTTCCGCGCTCACATTTCCAATTGAAGCCATTGTCTTTGCGACAGTGGTCCTCAAGGCGATGTGTGATCGCGACAACAAGGCCTACTCGTGGACTTCTATCAAGAAGTACCGCGACAGGGTTCGTGTCTACGGGGATGATATCATTGTCCCCAACGACCATGCTGTAACAGTGGCGCGCTCCTTGGAGTTTTACGGCTTCAAGGTGAATTCCGCCAAGAGTTTCTGGACCGGAGGGTTCAGAGAGTCTTGTGGTAAGGAGTACTATCGTGGAGAGGACGTGTCAATTGTCCGATTCCGTCAGGTACTTCCCCAGTCACTGCACGACGTGACAGAGATCATGAGCACGGTTGAGACTCGCAACCAGCTATTCCAAGCTGGTATGATGGGCCTCGTGCGCATGCTTGACGACGTTTTGGTGAAGGTCCTTAACGGACACTATCCTTACGTCGCCGAGACATCTCCTGTGTTGGGCCGTCTCAGCCCTAGTGGCCTCTACGAGGTCCATGGGTTAGACGAGGACTTGCATGCTCCTTTCGTTAGGGGTTTCGTAAGTGCCTCCAAGAGTCCAGTCAACTGGCTGGATTCTTGGCACGCCCTCCTCAAGGGTCTGCTTCTTGACTACGATAATGATGTAGTCAGGACAGACCATCTTGACCGGAGTGGGCGCCCGTCAGCCGCACGCATCAAGCTGACGAATGCTCAGCCCTTCTAGGGCTGAGGTGGCTATGTAAAATGCCACGAGTGGGAGGATTTGCGCCTCCGCGCGATCTTCCAGTGGAG